TATTTTTTGCTTTGCCAGCTTTTTCAACTGCTCGTTTTTTTGCTGGCGCAGCTTTTTAATCTGCTCCGCTTGCCTGGCCCGATTTGCATTAATTCTTTCCTTCGATGCCGCATCACGTTGTTTGCGCTGTTGACGGAGTTGCTCTTTCGCAAAATCCAACTGCTCTTTCTGCGTGCTGTCAAAACCTTTTGTGGAGCGTTTGTTCCCTTTGAGCTTACGGTGCTTTAAGTAATACTCGTGAGCTGCACGCGGATCATAGTTAATGTCTGCCATCAACCTATCTCCTTTAACAAATCATCAAGCATGTCGACAAGTTCTTGTAGCTGCTCATCTCCGTCCGCTTCATCGGCAAGAGAATCAAGCATGCTTGCAGCATCGTCGGTATCCTCTTCTGGCTCACCACCCTCTGTCGAGATGGAAAGCATGTCCTCCGCGTCTCTGCGCTTGAGTACGTCGTCGGCCTGGTCCCCATCTCCAAGAACATCAAGAACCTTTCTGGTCACATATTCATCGTCAAGATAGTCCGCAGCAGACAGAACCACGCCGACCTGCTCCTGCTGGTTGATGATCTTCGACCGGGTAAAGCTGGCCTCGTCGTCAATTCCAAGGACCTTCAAAATCCCGTCAATGAAGTCCAGGACATTGAACTCGTAAAGATTCGCTTTCAGGTCCAGGTTGTGGAACGTCGCCTCGATCTGGGCTGTGACAACGGATCCTGATGCAACGTTCCTGGTGTCGGCTGCCATGAAATCATCATAGAGATCGTTGCGCAGCCGGTCCAGAAGCGCCTCACGGCTTGCATAAGGCGTCTCTACGCTGTGGGCTTCTGCTGATTGCCCCTCGCCCATAGCGGCCGCGTGCACCGTCTTGATGCGCTCCACAAACTTCACCAGGTCAATATCCCGCATTCCTGCGGCCCCGGTTAGGGTCCAGTAGATAAGGCTGGCTTCGTCGACCGTGTTTGCAAAGCCGGATTTTATAAGATCATAACAGTCGATCTGCTCACGCCTGCCAACCAGCTCTGACTGTTTGTTTATGCCGTAAAGCGGCACGATCGGGAACGTCGGATAGTTGGCACCGTCAAAGTTCTCCACGCCGCCCACGTCGGTCTTCCTGGCTGTGATCTTGTACGGGGTTTTCGGCTCTCTGATGGCCCCCACACCATCCTTCCAAACAAAGTGCATATATCCGTCAGAATCGTACAGAATCGCGTGCAGGGGCTTCTGGTTGGATAACTGCCAGAATCGGATGCCTGCGCAAAGGGCTCCGTTGTCCTCGTCGTACATCGGCTTGAACTCAGTAAAACCAAACACCTCCAAGTGGTCATAATTCATGAAACCAAATGAGCAGGAGCCGACCAGGGCGCGTTCTCCGGCATACTGCAGTTGTTTGTCGAAGTCCTTTCCCACCCGTTTCTCGGTGGACGGGTTTCCCCATGTGACGCCGTTGCTTAAGAGATACTGATTCAGGCCGGTAACAAACTGAAAGAAGAAATTGCTCGACAGTTTGTAGTTGGCGGAGTAGTTATCCGGCACAACTTTGCCGCTTACGGTATAAAGCAGCTTCTGGTAATCAATGATTGTGCGGTTTAGATGGCGGAAGTATTCATCTGCGATCACTGCGATCTCATACTTCTCCGATCGCTTGTGCTCCTGGATCGCATTCAGGACAAACTGGATCAGTTGTGTCTCGCTGTTGGTCTCCAATACTTCAAGATAATCTTGATACGTGTATTCCATGGCTGGCATTTCCCCTTTGTTAGTACTTGTTCCAAATCGGGTTATAAGGCTCTGGCTCATCTGCTATGTGCATTGTCTTCACGAAGTAGCGCATCGCGTCACAGTTGTGTGTTATGATTCCGCCATTCACGGCAAAATTATGATTGTCTTCAACCTCCATATTATAAACATCTTCATATCCATCAAACTCGATACTTTCTATCCCTATGCTCCGGACAGTATTTGGCAGGTGCGTACTTGTTTGTAAAGAATTTTTTTCCACAATATTTACATTCCTTTTCGACATCATCAACGCCGGAAGCGCGCCGAAACGCCGCCTTACAATTATTGCTGCAAAATGTGTTTTCACTTTTTCCGTATCGTTTTTTTGTCTTGTACTTTTTGCCACAAAAGACGCATGTATATTCTACTGGTTCGAGGTTGCTATATACTTTAATCGCGTGTTGTCTGTGCCATTCTCTTCCCATTTCCGACTTGTGCCATTCGCTGGCTTTTGGCCTGGCTTTTTCAATGAGATTTTTCACACGCTTGTTATTTGTTTCTTCTGTTGCCTCATCGCCATGCAGACACATGTGATCGTGTTTTGTAATAAGCATTAAATTGTCTATGTGGTTATTGTTTTTGTCTCCATCCACATGGTGTATGTCGTATCCTCTCGGTATCTGCCTGTTGGATTCTGTCTCCCAAATATAACGATGTAAGCGCACCCTTCTTTTACCGATCGGCTTTGAAGATAGATAATATCCTGTTTTTTTATCTCTTCGGAATGAATACCCGTTATAACATGCGAGGTCGTTGTTATCAAAATATTGAATATCGTGTAGCATAATTTTCTCCTTTTTTTGCTTTTATTATACTACACTCTATACGTTATTTCTATTATTTTATCTGTTGCTTTCAGATACTTTGCAGGTATATAACCTCTTTGTGTTAAAACAGGGTGATCTTCTGTGCACCGAATCACCTTTCCGTCTTTTAATGTGAGCTTTAGTATCTTGGCTTTCCTTTGTGTACACATAACGTTGCGGAACTGCTTCTTTTCTGGTTGTAGCGTTTTTGTGTTTAAGCTCCAAACAACACCTGTTTGTCCAACAAGATCTTTTATTGGCTTTTCGCCATTGCACGTCATTACAACCGTGTCACCCGTTACGCATAAGTGGTCTGCTACCTTTACCGGACGATCTTCCTCGGATGAATCATCCCAGACATAGCCCTGCATCTCTTCTATCAGGTGGTTGTTTTTGTCGAGAATCTTTATATAACCGTTCCGCATGGCCCTGGCTGTGCACCGCAGGCCGTCCAGAACGTCATTGTTGGCGCTTTGGACCCGGAAGCCCTCACGCCTTGACAGGAGCGTTATAAACGACGCTGCGGACGGGTCAATGATCGTAGGTATTTCAAAATCACCGTACACGGCACCGCGGGCTGCAGCTCTTATGGTCCACTCTCTGACAGGCCGCACAAAGTCACAGATATCGTCCGCATATTCCTGATCTGTTTTCTGCGCCCCCGTGTCCCTGCCGGAATAGTAGTATTCTTCGACTGCGTACCATGTGTCGCCATACAGGGCCCACAGGATAGCGCCAAACGCGTTCAGAGTGCCGTAGTCGATGGACAGCGCCCAATCATCCGGATCACCCTGCGGAAGCTCTGACACAAGCGCCTCGTCGTGCATCGGATAGATCAGACCTTCTGCCAGCGCCCATAGGCCGAGTATGTACCGGTCATAATAGACAGTTCCATAATACTCGCGGCAGAGGTTCCTGATCGTGCTCTTTGGCAAGAATGGATTGTCAAATATCGTGTAGCGCTGCACGTACTTGTCAATGTCGTCGCGGTCAATAAACTGCTTTAGCCAGTGTGTGGGATACTCCGGGTTGCAGGCCCCGTCGAACTTGCTGTACTCCTTATCGAGACGCGAGGCCAGCATTACAAACACTTCACGGTTCCATTTGGCAATCTCATCCCCGTAGCAGTATTTGATGCTTGCGCCCTGAATCTTTGCGACCTGGGACGCTTTCTCGGCTCCCAGGCAGTAAACCGGCACGCCACACACCTGCGCAATGTTCCGGCTGTTGATCGTTCCAACCAGGGCCGACGTGTATATTTCCCTCATCGGCTGCAGGACGTTTCTTTCGACTGATTCTTTCGAGACGCCCAGGATCACGTTCAGGCCGTCTTTGTCGTGCACTGCCCGTAGCCTTTCAGGGATCACGTAAGCAATGTCTACAAAAGACTTCCCGCTGCGGACTGCGCCGACTTGCACATTCCATCGGCTATTCGCCTTCCGGATGTACTCTTGTTGTTTCCTGCTGAATAACATCTTCCTCGCTTAAATACTCCAGTTTGTCAGCTTCCCCGCTTTCTGCCTGCGCTCTGGCCGTTGCAAGGATGCTTTCCAGCTTATCAATAACTGTGGGGTCTTCGGTCTCAACAACGTCTTTCTGGCCGAGGTAGTTCTTGCCCAGGAAGATCGCCATTGCCGCGGACTTTTCCGAGAGTTTGAACTGGTTTCTTCGGAGGCTCATTTTTCCAACGGCGCTCTCTTTTTTATAGACCTCCGCAAAATTCATGTGGTAGGTGCGTTTGCACCATCTTTCGATGGTATCTTCCGAGCACTCAAAAATGCCTGCAATTTCTTCTTTTGTGCAAAACAGACCGCAGAGTTTTTTGAATAGCTTTTCATCAATTACAATTTTGGGTCTTCCTCTTCCCATTATTCTTCACGCGCGCTTTTAATTCTGATTGCTTTCTTTCCTGTCAGATTTTCCCATCTTTGCAGGATTACATCACAATAGTGCTCGTCAAGTTCGCACATGTAGCACTTGCGGTTTAACTGTTCACAGGCTATTAGTGTGCTACCACTGCCGCCGAATACATCAAGGACAATCTCGCCCTCTCTGCTACTGCTCTTTATTGCTCTACCGCATAAGGCTATCGGCTTCGGTGTGGCATGACCTCCTGTATGTTCTCGCTCGTCTTTTCCTGCTCTGTCAAAGTGCCACACATTGTTCATGTTATCGTGTGTATTGTCGAAATATGCACGGTGTTCTTC